ATGGAAGAAGTAGATGCAATTCTTAAATCAGATTTGGCTAGGTTTGAACGAGGTGTCGAGCAATACTGTCCTGTTGTTCTTACACAAAATCAGTTTGATGCTCTTGTCAGTTTTGCTTTTAATGTTGGTTTGGGAACACTACAGAGAAGCACCCTGCGTCAAAAAATTAATCGACAAGATTTTGAAGGGGCTTCATCTGAGTTCCTGAAGTACATTATGGCAGGTGGCAAAATCCTTAAAGGATTGCAGAACAGAAGGAATGATGAACGATCCTTGTTTAACTCTTGAGAAATATTACTAAGACTATAAACAAGCCAAGCATCAATAAACCTTTTTCGGTCCAATATCTGCGATTAAGAACTCTAGGATCGTAGATTAGATACGATTGTATTTCTAACATATCGTGATCCTTCTCAACATACTTTGGCTTTAATGGATTCAGATCATAAGCAGAGCCAATTAAAACTTTGCCATTGTTATAGTGAATATCTTTTATGGTCATGTTATCTCCTAAAATAAACTAAGTTTGACAACAGGCTTAACAGTCTTACCTGTTACTTTGCATTTGCGTGGGCTAACTTCTTGAAGCATCCCAATCTGTAGCATCTCATTTACCCTGCCACAGATAGAACTAAGTTCTAGCCCTGTTAAAGCAACTAACTCCCTTCTTGAATAGTCTGAATGAAATTGCATCGTATCAAATATGTTCATGGCTTGGCTACCTACCTTACCAGTTGCTCGATGTTCTTTGTAAGCAATAATGGATGTTTCTGCAACAGTCATGATATTCCCCCAGTTCTCCACACATAAACAATGGCAGGTATGCCAAACATTAACAGACCTGCTAATGCACCTACCAATATATCAATCCATTCTCCACGAAAATCTTTCATTTTGATTTCCTTTCAGCCCCCTAAGGGGCTAATTTTTATTTAACTTTTTTGTTAACAAGATTAGAAATTTGCAATGCTTTATCTGATATATTTTTATAAAAATTGTCATACATTACAAAATCATTTTTTTCAGAATTGTTAATCATTTCAAGAATTGCAGTCAGTTGTTTGTTTGCAGTAATTAAGTCCATTTTATTTTTTCCTATGTTTAAGTAATTGCCCCCAAAGGGGCTATTTAATTAATTTCTTGGTTTGTGTAAAACTAATTCGTTATCCATAGCCATAAACAATAAATGCTTGGCACGATTTAAAGTTTTACGAGCATTGTATTTATATCCATTTGCCATTTCTTCTTGTGCATCAGACATCATGCCTGCAATAATTCCTGCAACACCATCAAATTGATATGTAGAAGTATTTTTAATATGTGCAACAAATAATTCCATATCTGCACCAAACATTTCTAATTGATCACTCTTTGTCATTTTGATTTCCTTATTAATTTCCCTGCACATTGCAGTAAAGACAGTATCGTTAAGTTTGCTTAATATGTAAAGAACTTTTTAACATTTTTTAGAAAATAAAAACCCTAATAGGGTTTACCCTAATGTTTAGATATACAGTAGTTGGGGTGGGTCGAGCCTACCGAGAGAATATGCATCGGGGGTAATGATGCACCGATAAACCCGACCCAAATCGATTATAAGGGCTATAGCCTGTTTTTTATCTGAAAGAACCTAAGTAGGCACTTAAAGCATTCAAAAGCATCCTGTAGATCGTTTAAATCGTGTTCTATGACCTTTACCTGATTGGTTAGGGCATTGACATAGATATTGGCACATCGAGCCATAGGTCCTAGTTTTAACCCTTCCCTGTAACTAGCCAACTGCATGATCTGTTCATGGAATGGCTTAATTTGGGTTACATCTTTCTCAGTAGTCTTTATATCGACCACTATGCCTGCCTTGCTATGCAAATCAACCTTGCCACCATATCGAAGTTCTTGATGGGCAAAACTATGCTCAGAAAGCCATTCTTGCTCACCAAAAACTTCATTTAGTTCCATGACAACTGCATCGACATACAAGGGCTTTTCAGGCATATAGACATTCTCAAAGTAGCCCTGAATGATTGCATGAATCATCGTTCCTCGCGAACTGGCTTCTCGCGATTCAGTCTTAGCCAAATCTAAGATTCTTGCTTGATAGTCTTTGTCAGGCTCACCTTCTAAGCGATGATGTGCAATGGTTGTTTCAACAACTTTCTGTTGCAACCATGTATTAAGCCCTGCCTTTTGTAGCAATCCGATAATAGTCGTAGTGCTTGGATATAGTCCGATCTTTCTTGCATCTGCGAGAGTTGTGTTTCTTTCTTTGCCATTTGCCCCAATGATGCGGTAGGCAGTATCACCTGTAGGCTTGTACCAATGCCCACCTTCTTCAGCGTGTCCATTATTCTCCTTTAATTGCATTTACTACCCCCTAAAAATTTAATCTCCGAGTTGTAACATTCGTTCCCTTTCATCGGGATCGATGCACCTGTCAGCACATACCCGAATAGCAGTTTTAACGACAGACCTTAAACCTTCTTCTGTAAAAGCCATAACTGGTCTTTCATCATCGTAATCAACTTCAATGCGACCTTTAATTGCTCTTGCTTCAATCGTATCTTTAATCGTGCTATTCATGGTATGCACTCCTTAAAAGTAAAAACCCCCTGTTACCTACAGATTGTTACCCATTGACACCCACCACCACCACAAACATATTGTTGCCAACAGTTTGCTTGTTGTGCTACTGCGTAACCAACTACAAAAAATGTTGCGAAAACTGCAAGTGCTTTTTTCATGTTCTTTCCTTTTTAAAATGGAACATCATCATCAATAGTTACTGCTTCCCTTTTTGCTTCTACATTCACAAACTCAGCAGACTTCTTAATCATTTCTTGTTGCCATCCCCAAACCTTGTCAAAGTTTTTAGGATGTTGCTTGATGCCATAAATGAATGGCTCATTAAAACCATTAGGCAAAGCCTTAGCCAATGCAGATGGCAGTTGTGTCAAGCCATCGATATTTGCATAAGTCTTTCCCTGAAATTCGTTATGCACAACATTTACCAATGCAAACTTACCAAGCAAAGAATTGAAATCTAATGGCAATTCAACCTTACCTAACCATGACTTCAAATCAGCCATCAATGTTGCTTTTTCATGGTTACTGTATGTGTAGCGTTTATATACAGTTAAAGGCTTGCCTTCAATTTCTAGTACACCTTTGCTATCTTCACCAAACAATTCAAAATTAATTAAAATTTTGTGTTGTTGCTTTTGCACTCCTTCCCAAACAGTTGTTTGTGTGCCTGTATCAATAATTGATATGCAACGACCCACATACGAACCTGCATCAGGATTTCTAAATTCCATCACTTTTCCTTCAGTTGGCTTATTCAATATCATTTCTTGTTTTCTCCAAAAATATTTCCAAAATCAATAAATACATCTCGCATTAAATCTTTACTTTGCTTACTTTTTCCACAGGCATATCGAAGTGTTGCCATATCATCTTCAGTCAATACTTTGTCAAGCCTATCTAATAAATCATCTAATTCCTTTTCAAATTCATTCATAAAATTTCCTTAGTTAAACCCATGTGGGCATTTAAAGATTAAACCTACTTAAAGTGTTTGTCAACAAGTGTTGCAAATCGGGGATTTAAGGGTTAAGATAAATGCCTATGGACAATAAACTACAACTTACAGATTCACAGATCATTGATTTACTTGGGGGATGCACAAAAGTCGCAAGGCTATGTGGCATAAGCGTTCCTGCAGTTTCAATGTGGAGAAAAAAAGGCATTCCTGCAAGCCAATTCATATTTCTTGGGGCAACCCTAGAAAAGGAATCCAAAGGCTTAATTACTCGGAAAGACCTTTTGCCCCAATCATGGCATATCGTTTTCCCTGAGTTGGCGAAAGAAGAAATTCGAGTAGAATGAAATTGTGTCCTGATTGCCTTAGTAATTTTAAGCGTTCTAGGTCTGGGAAACTGGCTAGAAAGTTACATGGTAAATGGGGTAAAGAGGTTTGGACTAAAGATTTGTATCATGATGAAAAAACAAGGAAATGCCAAAAACATCATGCTCAATCTTTGGCTGACTGTTCTGCTAGAAGGGCAGGGTTAAACAAAGCAACACCTTTTTGGGCAAACAGAAAAGAAATTAAGGAAATTTATAAAAAATGTATTAGCATTACTAGAGAAACAGGAATTAGACATGAGGTTGATCACATTGTTCCTTTAAAAGGCGAAAATGTTAGTGGGCTTCATGTTCATTGGAATTTACAAATAATTAAAGCAAACGAAAATAGAAGTAAAAGTAATAAATTTAAGGTCTAAACTGGCGGCTCTAACGACATCGTAGCGGTTTAGATACAAGCGTTACTAGCAGGGAAAGAGGATGTAACAACGCAATACAGGTGGCGAAGATAGTGCCTGTTCCTCGCAAGACTGTCGGGTTCTGTAACTCAGTTGGGTAACAGTTTGAAGGCGAATCTAGGTAGGCTAGGTTCGTTCACAGAAGGGTAACTAATAACATTTATGTTATTTAATATATATAAAATATATACCCATATAGGTATAATTTAATTGGTCAAAAATAAATTGACCTTTTTTTTACATATTGTATTAAGATAGATTAATCATGGAAAAAGAAGAACGAATGGCTATGTTGTACAAGATGCTTGAAACTGCTGATGCACAAGTAAAAGTATATGCAGATAAAGTTGCTTTTCTTGAATATGAGTGCATGAAATTGCGTGAGCAGATACACGAATTGCAATCACAAGTTTATGGGGGTAATGTTAAGTGAAATACATAACTGCAATGTTTGTGTTTTTAGTATTTAACGCATCGTGGCAATGGTGGGCAATCATGTGTGCATTAATGATGTTTGAGATTTATGCCTATTGCACAACCTTTTGGAAAGAATATAAAAAGCAAAAAGGTGCTTTAGATATGAACTTTAAATCTAAGCCAATGACCAAAAAAGAATTAGAAGAAATTTGGAACAATGGTTATGCAACTGGTATGGAACAAGCACAAATCAGAAAGCATTGATATGAAGAAATTTATAAAACACTATGCAATATTTGATGAGAATGGTGAAGTTATGCGATGGGTAAGAACCAAGCATGAAGCAGAACAAATTATTAAGACCTACAAAGATTGGTCATATACATTAGTAGTACCAAAAAAAGAACTGAAGTTTAAATTTGAAGATGCACCATTTTAAATAGGAAATTACATGACAACATTTACAACAGAGGATAGAGAGCAGGCTTACAAATCAACTCCATTGACTGACAAACAGATTATGGACATTTATTACGACATGATTCGGGCTAAAAAATTTCAGAACAGAGATTGGCAACTTGAATTTGCACGACTA